AGTTTGACAGAGTAAGAAAGAACATGGGTGGTGTAATGAGAAACCGTGGTGGGACGTTCAAGGGAGTTTATTAATGTCAGATGAAGCAGATAGAATTAGAGCGTATCAAGAACTGGCGAGAAGAGGACAACCAGTTCCAGGCAAAAACTTCGGGAAAGGTGTACCATCGACCAAGGGCCCTTCAAAGAGAAAATTTGTACCAAAGCGTGTACAACCAGTTAAGAAACAAACTGGTGGTTATACTGTAACCAATCGTTTTTCAAAGATCATGTTACCAGAGAAGAAGAGAACAACTAGGATTACATAATGGCAGAACCATATTTTCCAGGTGGCCCAAGACCACAAAGTTTAGGAAAGACATTAGAGGATTTACAAAGATTCGGTAAGGGGTTACTGGTCGGAGAAACTGCTGATATATTAGGATTACCCGCCGATCTAACTGGTCTTTACTATGATGTAAGATACGGACAGACTCCTCAAGGTATACAAAGTTTGATAGATCGTTTTGGTTCTGAAGCTCTTGCTAAGAGATTTATGGGTAAAGATTTTCCAGAATTTTCGTTTGAAAATTTTGGACAAGACACCGAAGGGGGAATAGAAAGTGCTGGTAGAGCCTTTGCTCCTGGAGCATTGTTAACAAAAGCGATAGCAACTGCAAGATTAGCAGCCAGAATGAACAAATACCCACCAGACAATGGTGGAGGTGGATATGCACTAGCGACAGTTGGCACTGGTAAAGCAAATCCATTGGACGATGTACCAGAGACAACGGCTGAACGTCTTTACATGACACAAGGTATTCCAGGTGGTGGACAGGCAAAGAAACGAGAAGAGCCGTTCTTTGATGAACTTACCCCAGACCCCGATGCTAGGTTGACTCCAACTGGCTCTGTGTTTTCTAATTTATTAAATGAGTTGAGTAAAATAGGTGATGAGTCTGGCAGACTTAGTATGAGAAAACCTATAATGAGACCAGAGTTAGATAAAGATGGCAATATTGTAAAAGATAATCGTGGAAAAGCCATAGTAAAAGACACTGGTGAGTTTCAAATTAAAGGCATAGATTTTACTAAAAAACCAACAGGCAGAGAACTACTAGGATATTTTACAAATAATCTTGATAAAGAATTTAATATTGTAAATGGTAAACCGAAAGAATTTTCTAAAAAATTTGGTGGTGAGGGACTAAAAGATGCTGGTGGTAGTGGATTACAGAGTAGATTAGGTAAAGAAGCTGTAGAATCTGGATTGATACGATATCTAGAATTGAATCCAGATGAGGTTATGACAAAAGAAAAAGTCATTAATTTAGCTAGTTTATTTAAACCTCAAATAAAAATGACTTCTTATAGTGTTAACAGACAAGCAGAGCTAGGTGGCTTGATAAGAGATTTTGAGACAAGAGTAAGAGGTCTAGCCGATGATGATCCCGTAAGAGTTTCACTAACAAATCAACTAGCTCCATTATTGGATGAGATAGAGGAATACAATCGACATAATCCTTGGTCTTTTACAAATGTTCAAAATTTAAAAGTTCAAGATTTGGATAGACCAGGCGGTCCTTTATCTGAACGTAATCAAGATATGGTAAGGAATGATAGTCTTACCTTTTTGTTTTCTGGTGGTGAGGGAGAAAATTTATTATTGGGTAAAAAAGCAGATAGCTCAAGTGCAAATGAAATAGATAAGATGATAGCTGAAGTTGATGATTACCTTAGAGCCATGGGTGAGACAACGTCTTTAAAAACTTTATTACCTGGATCTAGACATGGTTTTGGCATAGATAATTATCAAGGACATATAAGAGCTACTGGCATGGATACCATAGATCCAGCCACTGGTAGAAAATATAAAACACTTTCTATAAACGAGATCCAGTCAAACCAAGCAGGCGAAAAAGGTAAAACAGTTGCCGCACAAGATCCGAAGATTATAAACGAAATAAACAGACTTGTTAAGAAACGATCAGACAGTGTAAGTGGCTTAGTTCCTGCTGATATGGGTGATTTGACTCCAGCAGACGTACAAAAATTAAGAAGATTACTTCAATCTACTGGTCAAATTGAAGAGGATGAAAATATAATAAATTTTTTTAACGCGGTAGATAGCGGTGATATTTCATCTTTTACTGTGCGAACACCTAATATTATGACAAACAAAAATAGAATGGATGCTTTACAAATTGTGAAAGAAGACAAGAAGTTAGGTACTGGCTTTGTAAATTTAGCAGAAGAAAAAGCAATATTACAAAAACAAGCAGATGACGCGGCGATAATAGCAGATAAAGCAAGAGATGAATTAGTAGGTCTAACTAATTCTGTGACAGATATGAAAAGAGCTTTTTTTGCAACAGACCAAAGATTAAACAGAGATAAACTTCTTCTTAATGATTTTAAAAAAGCCAAAGAACAAATCATTGAAGATATCATGGATATGGATAGTGGAGTTAGTGGAGCCACGGTAATAGATCGTGATGCAGAGATGCCTAGATACTTAGCTTCAATGTTTTATAAAAGTAGCAGAGATAGTGCAACAAGTGCTCATTTACCGAATGGTAGAGGTTTAGATAATGTTGAAATAGGAAGAATCGTTGGGTCTAGATCTAGTGATTTTGAGAATCAAGCAGATTTTTTAGAGGATATCCGAAAGAAAAGTAAAGCTAAGTACGGAACTCAAGGTGATGTAGATATACTTTCTGAAGTTTTAAGCGACAAAAATAGAGAACTTGCTCGTGAGTTTAAACTATTTAAGTTTCCTTTTGCCGATCCAAATGATGGAAGAGACGCAATAATAACAGACATAGATATGATGAGGGATTATTACATCGATCTTATGAAAGCCAGAGACGCAGGCACATTTGGTACAATAGGTAGCGAGGCAGAACGAGGTCTTTACGGAAGAATTAAGAAAGACAGAGTTACTTACGCGGATTATATACAATTAAAAAAAATAGCTAATGGCGCTGACTATTTCAAAGATAAAGACAACGCAAGAAAAACGCTAAGATATTTAATGAACGACAGAGAAAGAAAACTTGAAGCTGGTTTAATTAAAACGGAAATTTTCAACAAAGTTATGAATAATCCTAGAGTTACAGAAATTTTTGAGTCTGATAACTTAATTGAATTAAAAGATAGACTTGCTGACTTAGAAAAAAACAAAGCAAGTATGGACGATATTGCTTATTCTACAGAAAGAAGAAAGATTCTTGATGATATTAAAACAGACTTTGGACTGACAGAACTAGGATCTGGAGACACTGCTTTTTTTAGTTTAGAGATGTTAAAAGGTAGAAGTCCTATAGCTGACGCTTTTGCAAAAGCAGCTGATGAAGTATACGATGAATATAGTAACACACTTAAAAAAGTGCCAGTATTAGACGATGCTTTTTACAACACACTTCAACCAAGGAGACCAAAAACAACTGGATCATCAGAGTTAGATCAATCTTTTGGTGCTGCATTTTCTAAATTTTTTAAAGAACCTAAGTTATGGGATGTAAAGGAGTTTAATAAAAAACTAACCGATAAAAAAAGAAAAACAAACACAATAAATTCTGCATTTGATGATTACGTTCAAGAAAATTTTGTATATTCTTCTACACTTATGGAATCAGCTATAGCAAAAAGAGGCTTGGAGCAGTTTAAAAAAGACAAAGATTTTGTAGAAAAAAGAGTTGCGGCTGCAGAAGTCAATGAACAAGATACAATTAATCAACTAACAGATTTTAATAGAGAAAAAGATTTTGATAAAGTTTTAGAGGATTTAAAAGATAGACTACCAGAAGAGTTAAAAGATACTTTAGAAAAAATAATCGAACACGAAAAAGCCGCTTCAGTAGGAAACAAAAAATTTAAAATGAATGTGCCAGTTTTAAACTATGGTCAGATGACGGAGTTGATGGTTCATAACGTAATCAAGAGAGCAAAAGAGTTAGGTTACGAAAGAGTTGTTTTTCCATCTATGGAGGCTTATGACGACATGGCACAAAGAGCGTTTCTTCCTGGCGGTGTCACTCAAAGAAGAGAGTACGGTGATTTAGGGGACGAAAAAGCATACGACTTTGCAATCGGTAAACCTTTAACAGATGCTTTGAAAAAATATGGTAAAGGATATATTACAGCAAATGAAGTCATAGCGTCCAAAGCACAAGGAAGAACAGGCACTGCAAGAGTGGGTAAAAAACAAGAAAGATCAAATGCGATTGACGATGATCTACATAGGATAGTAGACTTAACAATAGAAGAGGCAAGTAAAAAAGCTGATTCTAATATACCACGAATGGCAAAAGGTGGTATACTTAGTAAATTTAGAAAGGCAAGTTAATGGCAATAGAACCAAGACAAATAGCACCAATGGTAGAAAAAGATATCGGAGCTGGTGGAACTGTTGAACCAGAAGCAGATAGTCTAGCAATAGAATTAGATGATACTCCACCAATGTTACCAGAAGGTATTGAGCTTGATACTGGCGAACAAATGGAAGTTATGACAGAGCCATACAACCATGAAGCTAATTTAGCAGAAGTTTTAGAAGATGGTGTATTGGCATCTATCGCATCTGATTTACAATCAAAAGTAAAAGAAGATTTAGAATCAAGACAAGACTGGGAAGAAGCAATCGCCAAGGGTTTAAA